AAACAAATGGAGCAGGATATTTCTTTATCCCTCCTGTTGGCCCAACTGTACCTACGTTAACAGATATAGTAGTTCCTCCAACAGCTACAACTGGTCTAGCTGTATTATAAGCTGGATCTGTTGCTCTTGGATATGCGTGAGTTGATTGATGACTGTCTAAATCACAAGTAAATGAAAGTTTATTTGCTCCAATAGTTACAGTATCAGCAGTTGTAAAACTGTGTGCTCCAATTGCCATTTCTAATACGCCAGTTGCTGGATCGTAAGTAGCGTTTGTCACATCTTTTTGTACGCTACCAGCAGTAATTGTAATAGCATTTGTTACAGTACCACTAGTGTACGTATGCGAACCTGCTCCGTTTGATATGGAGCATGAAATTAATATGTCTGTAAGTTTAACATCGTTTGTAGCTGATAACCCGTGTGATCCACTTGTAGTAATTGAAGCATATCCTGTACTGTTGTTATATGAAAATCCTGAAATATCTAAATTGTTAGCCCAGTACTCAATAGCATTAGAAGATGCACTTACAAAAGTATGTACAGTTGTATCTGGTGAAACTCCAACATTAATTGTTATTGTTGTTGAATCTACTGATGTAACTTCTATTGGTTTTCCATACCATGGATCTGATGATCTTGGATATGAATGGTTAGTAGCATTGCCATCTTTAGCACAAGTAAACGTTAAACTGTAAGGTTTTAACCAAACTTTCATTCCTTGTGTAATAGAGTGAGCTCCAACAGTTAATACCATTGCACCACTTACTGGTTCATAAGTTGCCGCTGTTGGTGTTATATATGCTTGGCCTTTATAAACTTTACCACCACTTACATATGAGTGAGTGTACTTTGAAGGACCTACGTAAATATCAAAAGTGTTAGAAGTAGGTGAAGCTGAACTAAATGTTCCAGCTTCTACAGAAAATTGATCAGCATTTGCTTGAGCAACATACGTTGGATAAGTTAACGCACCCATTGAACATGTAACATTAATACCTGTTAATTGAACTGTGTCACCAATTGTTAAACCATGTGTAACAGTTGTAGTAACTGTTGCTATACCTGTTGTATTGTTATAGGTAAAGTTGCTTACGTTTAAATCTGTTCCGTCTGACTTTTGTACAATTCCGCCGTTAACATAAGTGTTAGCATATGAACTAGTACCTATATAAAATGTGAAATCACTTGTTCCAAAGTTAGTTGCAGTTGCTTGAAAGTATCCTTGCTTACTTGGATAAACTTTATTTTTTAATATGTAATTTTTAACAAGGTCTCTTGCAAATTCTAATGCAGAATTTGTTTGTGCAATCTGGTCTGCTGTATTGTTACTATTTGCGGCATTAAGTGTAACTTGGTTAACTGCTCCACCCCAATATGCTTTTGCCATTCTTCTTGTTTCAATGTTTCCACCTCTAGCAAGGTCATTTCTCCAAGCATCAACAATATATCCTACATCTCTTTTACATCTTGCAGAATCATATTTGTATCCTGTAAAGTTTGCAGTACCATCACTATAATTTACAGTTGCATCTGTATTAATATTGTGATTAATCCAGGCTGTAACTTCTTCTTGTATAAATGCTTTATTTTTAAATAGTAATGCTTCTGCATTTGGGTTTTGAACATTTGTTCCTGCAAAGTCGTGTGTTGGATACGTAGATTCTACGTGCTTAACTACACTCTTTGCAATAAATTCTTTGTTGTGTTCTAAGAATGTAATTGCAGTTTCAGCCGCGGTATTTGGTGTTTTAGTTGTAGCTTCTGTAACCTGAGCAATCCCTTTTCCAAGATCGTAAGTAACTGTTTGTCTATATGCACCTGGTTCAATAGGTGCTGACTCCATAATTTCTTCTGCTTTTGCCGCCGCCGCTTTTAAACTACCATAGGCATAACTTAAACCTCTACCTTCAAATCCTACTGGAGTGTTAGCTTGAGTATCGTCACCTTGTTTAGTAACAAATAAATCTGTTGTACTTGCATAAGAAGCATTGTCAACATAAAGTTTTGTAGCCGCTTGTCTATCTTCTACTGCGCCTGTAGTTCCTGCAAGGTAACCTGGGTGATCATGTAGATACAATGGACCTTCCATGTCATCACCTTGTCTCCTTATACTAGATCTACGTGGAAGAACTTCGTCGTCTTTGTAAAATCCGTATAGAGCTGAGTCATATGTTTGATCTCTTATAAAATCTTGACCAGTAGTTTGTGTTGTAGATCCTAACGCAATATTAACTTTTTGTCTTGTAACATCGTTATCGTTTTGTGCTTCTGACTTAGATGCGTGTATACTAATTTGACTTTCGTTTACATGTCTAATAAAGTAATCTGTATTATTTGTTACTCCGTTTGGTGGTGTATCTGTTGAACTGTATCGCCATTTTGATCCATTAATACTATTATCAAACCCATGATTTGATATAACAAGATTTCCTGCTCTATATTCAGATATTGTTTTTGTATATTCGTCTTCATTTGCTGGCTCTGGTCTAGCTAATACTGGTTTTGTTGGTTGGTGTAAAACATGTGGAGCATAATTTTTATCTTGAAACTTTTTGTCAACAACAATATCATCTATAGTGATTGTAGATCCGTGTGTTGAATTAAATTCAGCAATACTCTGAGGTGAAGTTCCTATTTTACCTATTGCGTAAACATTGTTACCACTTACCGGTCCACCAAAAATGGGTGATGTGTCTGCATTAATATTTGCACCAGTATTTGTAATTGTAATATTTGTGTCACTTGTATTATCAATGCTAATACCAATACCACCCGTAAGGGTTTTCTGGACCATCTCAGTACCAGTAGTATTACCTATTAAAAGTCCGTCAGCTGTAATTGCACTTGGTGTATCGTTAAGAGCAGTAAAACTAATTGTTCCACCTTGCCCAAATACTGCATAAAGTTCTGTAAAGTTTTCGTTAGCTTTTCTAAAGGCTTCACGAATACTATCACCAGTACCGTCATTACCCTCAACACCTAAGTAAATATCTTGTTTTGCCATATTTTAAAATCCTACACTTTCACCACAGCCACAGCTTGAAACTGATCCTGGGTTTTTAATGTCAAAGTATGATCCAAATACTTCTCTTTTATAATCAACTGTTGATCCTAACAGATACATTATACTTGCTGGATCAACTAAAAATTTTCCTGTTGGTAAGTCTATCACTGCATCGTCCTTTTGTGCATCATCTTCTAACGTCCAATCATATTTAAAACCTGCACAGCCGCCGCCTTTTAAAGCTAATCTAACTGCATTCTTACTATGTTCTTTAAGCATATTAACCATTTGGTCCTTTGCTTCGTCTGTTAAAAAAAGAATATCTGACATTACCTTCTCCTATGTATTTATATAATCTTTTACAATCCGAACGTAAATAAATACTATATGTTCAAAAGAATTGAAAAAGAAATTCGCTACTATGTTCGTAAAAGCAAAAAGGGAAAGAATCATCCTTATAAGCGTTTACGAAGTTTTGCTGTTTTTACTTGTGATGAGTGTCATGATGAGTTTAAAAGGGAAAAGGGCAAAGTAGATCCTAAAAGACTAGATGACTTTTATGTCCACGTTTGCCCTAAATGTGATCCTAAACGTTTTGCACAACGTAAAGGTGTCGAGCAACGCCGTAAGTTAAACTTACCAGTTGACGCTGATATCACTATAGATGAACTTTAGTCTTCTTTTTTCCAGATCGTCCAAGCACCATAAGCTATTGCACATCCTGCCGCAATTTTTGCTAATGGAGATAAGAACAATACAAGTAAGCCCATAACAATCAATACTGCACCATCCCAAGATGTACGTTCTGATTTTCTGTCTGTTAACCATTTATTAATCATAAATTTTCTCCTCGTGCATTTATTTATTGCTATGCTAGTATATCTATTGTAGAATCAGGCACTACTATATTGTATTTTTTACCAGATAAGTTGTAGGTCCAAGAGGCAATTTGGCTTTTTTGGTAAAACTTTCTGCCTTTTTTATCTTTTTTCTTTGGTAGGCTTTGTAAAGACTCTCGGCGATTAAGAAATTCACGGGAAGTGTCTGATCTGTGTGCCGGCTTTACTTTATAGACCGGGTTTAACGGTCTTCGGATCGGTTGAATTGTGTCCATATTAACTTATGCCATAGGTCTTGCCAATCTGTAACACTATGACCTTCTCCTGCATTTTTATTTATTATAGCTTTCATTAATGGATAGTCGTTTCCAGCTGGATCCATTCTGTCGCCGTAAAAATGAAGATTAGTGTCGTTTGGAAAATCACGTAGTATTTGGCTTTTATCTTTTCCTAAAGGAAAGATATCAATTCCAGTTTCTCCTCCAACTACTGCTTGTATAGCCGGAAAGAATTTTTGAAATTCTTTTGCAATTCTAATTCTTTCTTTATTGTCAGTATCAAAATCAACATAAAGTTTTCTTTCACCGATAGTTGCATTTCTTCCTACTACACTAAAGTTTATCATACCAGGACGTTCTTCAATATGTAATCCTGTCCGTAAAGGAAACTCACTACATCTACATTCAGCTCTTAGCCATTCAGCCGCGGCCTCTGGTAATTTCCAGTCACTAGTGTATACATTCTTATCTTGTTCGTATACATCACTTCCACTACAGTTGTAAACTCTAGTACATTTATTATATAATTCTTTAGTTATCTGCTCGATAGTTTTATCTCTATCACTACCTGTTACTAAGTAAACATCATTGTTATCACAAAACTCCGAAAAGAATTCTAAGAAGTTTTCGTCTATTGCTTTTCTGCTAGGCGTTATTGTTCCGTCTACGTCAAATATATATTTTTTCATCTCCAGTTCTCCACTACCCAATCGTCTGTTACTTGATGAGGATGTGGTTCACCGTGGAATACTGCAACGTTAGTTTTAGGTAATATTTTAGGTTGTTTTCTAGTTTTAAAATTTCTTACTCCGTTTATTCTTTCTAATTCTGCTCTGTCTCTCATCTCCCATTTGTAGCTTCTAATCCATTCATCGGGCCAAAAGACCCATTGTTTTTGCTTGTCTTTAAGCATTTCGTATATCCAGTCTTGGTCTCCATGAAACCTTCTCATATTCATTGGAGCATTATCCATAAACTCGTCATATACAAACGGTAGTGATCCTGACTTTAGTCTAAACACACTACTATTCATTCTGTTCCAGTCATGTCGTAAACTTCTATTAAAATCTCTGCATATACAGAAAACGTCTGGCGCATAGCTAAACAAGTTATCTATGTTCTGACAAATAACAATATCAAGATCAAAATATAAAATGTTTCCGTCTAACGGAAAGTCTTTATCAAAGAACATAGGTTTATACCACCAACCATATACTCCTATTTCTTGTAGCTTTATAGTTTTTATTTCATGATTTATATCCCGTAGATCATCTGTAAAACATACAAACTCGTATGGGATTGTACAATGCCTTTTAACCATATTGTATAGGTTGTTTACATACGTGGCATCATATTTTGTTCCATGCTTTAAGCATACAACATAGTTTTTTGTAGTGTTAGGAAGAACAGGAGCAATGGGTTGTGAGTTATCTGCTACTTTAACTGTTCTTTTGGTATCTTTTTGTTTTTCTAGCTTCTTTTGTGCCTTTAGAGCTCGATCAACTTCTTTTTGACGTCGCCTTTCGGCTCTGACTACTTTCCATTGATCTTTCGTGTACTGTGACTTATCAACTTTTGACATTGTGCATGAATGCCTTATTTCTCGTATATAGCAGAATTTGCACCATGTTCGGCACATTCACAACTAACAACAAAACATCTGTCGTTTGTCTTTTCTCTTATTAATTTATCAGCAAAGTTAAATGCATGTTCAGCAAATTTTTCTGCACCAACACCATCAAATTCTCTTACTTCACAAAGATCCTTATCTTGTAAATCATAAAAGTCTTGTTTGTGTGGATCATTGATATCAACACAAGTTTTGTGATCAAAGCTATCTTCAAGCCATGCTTTCAACGGCTTTAGTCCGCCAAAGTCAACAGCCCAGTTTTTGTTGTCTAACTCGTTACAACCAAAAGTAAATTTAAATTGTAAACTATATCCATGTAATAAATGACAGTGAGAATGATCAGCATTAGGTTGTCTAAATACTGCACTCAATCCAATGTTGTGTCCGTAAGTTTTTGTACTGTAATATTTTCCCATTGTTCACCTTTCGTAATTTATATACATTATATTATAAATTGTCTACGTTGTCAACCTTTATATTCTTAAAATTCCACTCTTTTGGCAATATCCAATTTTCCAAATTGTATATATGAAATGTTTTGTCAGGATTAAGTTCAAATATTTTAGCAATTTGATAAACCCAATAAGTCCAATCAACTTCGTCGGCATCATTATTTAGATAGCCATTTGTACTAGCATACATATTGTTTAGTTTACCATTAATCCCGTAAAGATCAAATCCAACAAGTTTTATGTATTTAGACATTGTAGTTGCAAGTAAGACAGCATATGGACCACTACCCCAATGGAATGGGTCGTCTTGTCGAATCTTTCCCTTGTATGGTAAGTCTGGCAAAGAAAGAACATCTTCACTGTTAAATTCAGGAACCCATCTTTGTCTAGTATATACAGGTTTGTAGTTTTGCTCTAAGGCTTGCTTAACCATCTTCTTATCACAACATACAAGATAGTGAACAAACTGGTCTCTAATAATTGCATTACAGCCAATTTTTTCTTCTTGTATATTATTAAGATTTAGGCTTTGTCGGCTTTTTCCGTTTCCTAGGACTATCATTGATATCTTTCTTTAAAGTCGACAAGTCGTCTATTACTTCATCAAATTTTTCGTGAGCTTTTCCTAGCATGTCAAATAACTGTTTAACAGTATCTAAAACCCACCACCACCATATAAATGCAAAACTAGCAAAGGTTAAACCGATACCACATAATAAGAATTCCATCCAGGTTTTAAGATCAAAAAACAAGGCAACACATAGGACAAACAATGCACAAAAAGGTGCGATTCTTCCTAATGCGTACCATATTTTTACGTGGTGGTTAACTCTTTTTTCGTTTTTCATGCACCAATATTTCCAAATGATCTCCACTCACCCGGGGTACCTGTTCTAATACAAATCCATCCAAGTGTGCCGTTGGGTTTTGGGTCATCATCCCAAACAATGTCGCCTTTAGTATATAGTCCTATTGTTGGAATTTTATTTCCTACCTCAAATTTTTTACCTTGGAATTTAACAGGTCGCTCTGTTTCGAGCGAGAGTTCATTTGGAACATTAGATACACCTATACCTAAGTTTCCCTTAACGATAGTAGACGTTTCACCTTGTATTTTTAAAGTGCCGTCTGCCTCTACTACTAGTTTTGAACTAGCATTTCCTACAACTGTACCTAAACCAAGCAATAATTCTGATAATGAATCTAAGCCTTCTTTTGCTTCAACGATTGTGCTTGTATCAACTTTATTTAATTTTGTCATTTTTCAATGGCTCCAAATCTTTTCCATTTGCCTGGAGTTCCGCTTTCTACACAGATCCATCCGACCCAATCGCCCGGTTTTGGGTTAGTATTGTACTGTAAGTCGCCTTTATTATAATTGCCTTTTGTAGGTGTTTCTGATCCTACAGATAATTTCTTATCTGCAAATCTAATTGCTCCTGATACTTCTAAGTCTACGTCTTCTCCAGGATACGTAACGTTTACACCTAAACTGCCTTTTATTTCAACACCGCCGTGTTCTTTAACTACTATTCTCTCTTTATTGTCTGTTATTAAAGAAAGTTTACTAGTGGTATAAGCACCTACCCTCAGATGATCAAACTCAGGGTCAACAACAAATTCTGCTTCATTGCTGGCAACACTGAATTGAGCATTAGGTGCTTCTACCCCAATTCCAAATCGCATAGTCCCACTATCATACAATACAAAATCATCAACGTTTAAATCGCCGTCTGTTTGTAAGTTAGTAAGTCTACCAACTGATGTAAGGCTACTTTTTTGTACAGTAACGCCTAACGAATCAGCTGTAATTACGGGTATATCATCAATCTTTAAACTTGCGTCTCTGTGCAAGTCAATATCGCTACTAACATAGAATCTGTTTTCACGCCATACTATTTGTTTAGTTGGTTTACCTTTTTCACGCCATTGTAGTCCTATAAGTTCTGGACCACCTATTACGTCAAAATCAATTGATGCAGTATGTTTCTGGTTTGAAAATAACTCGTCAACTGTAAGTTTTTTAGCAGTTAATTCACCGCCAATTGTAAGATTATTTTCAATATTTAAATCACCTAGTATACTATCAATGTCTGCTTTACCTACAGTTATTAAATCATCTTCTACTAATAGTGATGTCTTAGTTGCTTGGTCTCTTATACCTGTGCTTCTAAGAAGTGTAATTTTTCCACCATGAATTGCATTACCGCTAATACTGTTTACAGTAGCATCGGGAACTGCTGGTGTTTCTGTGTTTGCAATGGACTCAACTGCTAAACCTAAGCTAGAGAGTCCTTCTCTAATTTTATTAATCTGGCTCATGTAAGTATTTATCTTACTGCTTTGAGAAGTATCGTTTCAGAATTTATTCGACCGTTGAGCTTAATTTGTACTGCGTTAATATCTTCTAAGTAATCACGTAGTTTAATTTTGCCAGCATCATGAAATTCTTTAAGTTTTTCTTCTGGTTTACGTATTGTTTTCTGTATGCTTTCATCTTCTTTAAAGCCTGTAATAGTAGTTCCTTTTACACTTAATCCAGTTCCATCACGTTCTTGTTTTAACGGATCTATACTAGATGCAACATACTTTCCAATTTTACGTGTTTTAACATTAAACACCCATAGCTCGTTGCACCCTATAATGTCAATAGGATTAATACTTGCTAAATGGTACTTGTCGTCTGATATTCTATACTTTAACTTTTGTACTAGCTTGTCCTTACTCTTAGGTGCTCTTTTCCTTGTTTTTCTGTTTGCTTTGCTCATTTCAATAACAACGTGTAATGCACCAATAAGGTTATTGTATCCTGCTAGTAAACTCTTTAAGTCTTTCTTGTCATAAATTGCATAACCTTCTAAGGCTTGCTCGTGATAATCCACCTCCTTTTCTGTCATTTTAGCTAGTTGGGCCTTGCTATATGGATTTATAACTTCTTCTAACTCGCCAATTAAGTCTTCATACCAAGGTAATATTACCCTTGCATGAGCTTGTGTTACTTTAGTATTATGAAAATGTTTTGAAAATTTAAAGTCATCTGGGTTAAATTTTTTAGGATCTTTAGTCCATTTTTCTAGCCATTCTTCTATAGCTTCCGTTTGCATACATGCTTGATCGTGAATTCTTTCTTTGATAGTAATTACTGGTTTGTTCTTTTCTTGTTTCTTCTTTTCATCTTCAACGTGCTTTACTCGTGAGCCATTTGTTTTTAATTCTTCAAGCCACGGATCTACACTCTCAGTCATAGGCTTAACTTCGCCCATTGTTCCTGCTAATCCTCTCCAATACTCTGCATACGGTTTATGATAGTCTGGGCAACCGTCTAACAGCAACTTACAAAGACCACCTAAGGTACTTCTAAATTCGCTTTCTTTATTTTTAGATATTACTTTTGCATCAGCTTTCCATTTTTCGGATTTCTTGCAATAGTCAATGACCCATTTTTTATAATCAGCATTTTTATAATCAAGCCTATAAATTTCACTAGCATGATTTTTTCTTCTCGAATATTGTTCTCCAGTAAGAGTATCGGCATCATCCCACTTAAATGTAAGATTGGATTTTCCTGACCTGGGGCCACCAAGTCTCTTTTTTCTTTTTGCCATTTTATCTCCTCGAAATTATGAAGTTTTTAATAGTATATATATTTTATATATAAAAGTCAAGTTATTTGAAGTTCTTTTTCTGGTGGAAAGCTCTCTTATACATATTATTAAGAAACAAATTCATCTTAGATGATGTTGATTCTTTTTCAAAACTCAAAGAATGAGTCCATTCGTCTCTTTTAAACGGAATACATTGTACTAAAGGTTGTCCAGGCTTAATATCTACTTCTGACTTTCTGATGTAACAAGGAAAATTTACATTGCTATGATCGTATTCGTCTGTATCAACAATAGACGGCATTATAACTAAGTCAGTATTAAATTGGTAGAACGGTTGCATTAAAAGTGTGCTATAACCTTTTGGTGTTTCTATTCTCCAAGGTAATTTTATTTTATAATATCCTTTTTTCGATCCATGAATGTCAACGGGACATTGGTCGTGTGTATGAAAGAAGTCTGGATTAACTATATGATTAAGGAATGTATAAAATTCTCCAGCCTTTTCGACTGGGTAAACAACTTCGGGCATTTCGATACCATTGTCCATAGAAACGCCAACGCCTTGTTCATAGGCATTAGGTATAATATAACCAGCAGTTATTATATCTCTTACTGGCATACACTTTGAAATGTTAGGTTCGTTAGCTTTAAGTTTAGAGTACCATTCCGGCAAACATTTCTTTGCCGGAACAATCGGAAAATTTTTCAAAACGTGTTTATCACTACAGATAAATTTTACGTTCATTATATTTTCTCTTCTGGATTGAATCCTCTAAATGTTTTAAATCTAGGAAAACGTAAACTATACGTTTCCGAGTCTTGTGATTTAGTTCGAGCATCTGCTCTTACTTCAATTAAGTTACCAATGAGACTATCACGTTCAGCCCAGAACTCATCACGTTGAGAATCAGTGAAGCCGCTCCCACAGTTAAGTTTATAATTGTATCCATCGTCTTCTCCTTCTATTATTACGGCACCTAATCTTCCTTCATTACGTCCTGTGCCTTCTTCGACCGCAACTACTTTTAGTGTCACTTCTATAAATGGTTTAGCTTTTAACCAACTATGTGTTCTTTTACATTCGTATTTTGCATCAGGGTCTTTTATCATAACCCCTTCATATCCACCGTCTACAGCCGCTTTATTAAGCTCTACAAAGCGATCTTGACCTTCTTGGGTATCTAAGTCCACATCTTCCCAATCGAGTGTTTCAACGTGTTTTAAGACGTCTTTATTTTCATCTACCCAAGCCTTAACTGCTTGACTTCTAAAAGATTGTGTTCTGTCCCAACCGCCTTTTTGAAATTCTGATAATGGACACATATCAAATAAATGTAATACTGCATCTTTAGATTGCTTACCATCTTTTCTGTGTACTTGTTTCATTAAGTCTTGAAAGTTAGCACTCATAACTTCACCATCTAATACTAAATCATATGGTGGTTGCTTTTCTTTTATAACTTCTTCAATCTCTGCAATAATATGTCCAAAGTTATGAAACTGTTTTCCGTTACGACTAAACATTTCAACTTTGTTAAACTTGCCGTGACTAGTATCACCTTGTATAATTGTAATAACCCTTACCCCGTCTAGCTTAACTTCAACTTGTTTCTTACCAACCATCTTCTTTTCATGATTAGCAGAGTCGTGTGCAAGTGGACATGTAAAAACTGGTATTGAATATTGAGGAAACTTCTTTGCTACTTTATTAACAGTTTTCTCCGAAACACCACAACGTAAATCTTTAATAAGAATCCTTCTATAAAACATATTCCATTGATCCATTGTAGCAATATCTCTTGTTAAGATAATTGCATCACGAGCATCATGTCCTGTTAATTCTCTATTGTGTAATTTTTCAGCAAGTGTTTTAAAAACGTCCCATTTTAGTCCTTGTCCGTCAATTTTTGAATCCGGTACTTGCTTTACACCAAAAGTATATAATGGATCAAGAGCCATTTTGACTCCTTCAAAGAACTCGTCAAGTCCTTCTTCCATAGCTTCAAGTATAACTTGCTCTTTTGCAAGTCTAGAATTGTCAGCTTCAAGTTTAAATATAATCTCTTGTGGTTGTGTTCTCATTTTAATGTCCCTCTGTTGTGCCTGTTTATTATAATTATATTAACACCAAACATTGCATTTGTCAACCTTTAATTTTGATTTGGGCCAATATCTTCTAAATTATGGCTAACCTTGACAGCATCATAATATAAAATTTGTGTAGGAAAAGCAGTTTTATTACTTCTTTTGGAAATACGTGATTGGTAGATACCTAAATCCATACGTATTGTTCCATTTCCGTTTTTCAA